TAACAGATCCGGGTAAAGCCTTAAGAGCGTTAACCATACCAAAGTTAGTCGCTGCAATACCTACTTCAGACAAGTTAAGAATAGCGTTTGAAAGCTTTGCAAGCTGTGACGTAGAGACTGCAACACGTAAAGCGTCCAGACCTTGATTGGCGGATTTTCTACCGTTGATAAAAGTGGTAGTAAGAATGTCTTTTAAATTTGCTTTTTGTGCTTCTGAAAGACCGTCATCTTTTTTGTAGATAGCGTTGATAACAGCTTCTGTATTTGATCTAGGTATTTCACTGATTAGTTTTGAAATACGGTTTGATATTTCTTCTTCAGAGACACCTTGCTTTTCTAGTTTAGTGGCAAGGTTTTTTAAATCGTTGGCGCTGTTAACAGGACGTAGCTTTCTTACATCCACGCCGTAATTCTTAGCCAAGGTGTGAGCAACACGTACATCTTCTACGTACTCTAAAACAGAAGCGACGGGAGATTTGTAATCTGATGTTTTATTTTCGGGTTTTATTCCTCTTTTAATATGCAAAGGCATATAATCACCAGTAGCTATGTTGCCGGGATCTAAATCCTTTACTTTGCGTAACTCAGCATTTAACGCATCAAACGTCTTGCGAAATTCTGTAGGTGCTTCGTAGCGTATGATGTTATAAGCTTTGTTAAAAGTGGCCTGCCGTGTGGCAGCGTCGTCAACAACACCGTATTTACCTGTCTTACCTGCATCTGCTAAAAATGTTTTAGCTCTCTGGCCTGCTTCTGTTGACTCAAACCATTTGTCTAAACGTGCTAAAGATCCTGACTTGCCTGAAGCGTTATCCAAAGTTTGAATAGTTGTAGCCATAGTACGCATTGTTTGGCCGTCGCTATCTACTAACTTACGTGCGTTAACTTCGTTGACATTCTCAGCTGCCCATGTTTTTGAACGAAGACCTAGTTTATCTGTAACTTTTTTAATACCTTCCATAGCAGATGAAGCAGGATCAATAGTAGATTCTTCTGATATACGTAAAGGACCACGTGTTACTGCACCAGTAGATTCACTTATAATAGTGTCTTTTCGCGTAGCCGTAGCTCTGTCAAATATTTGTTTTTGCTTAGGAGTTTCTGCAACACCTTTTAAGAAAGCACCGCCAATACCTCCAATGGTTGCGCCTAACGCAACAGAAGCAGGATCTATACCTCTTACTCTAGCTTCTATACCGCCTTCACCTTCACCTATTTCATAGGCAGCTACCTCAGCAGCAGATGTTGCAGCCACTCTGCCAATGTTACCAGCACGGGTTGCCGCCCTACCTACACCGACAACACCACCTGTTCCAATAATAGTTGGTAATGCACCGCCTAGTTCTAAACCAATAGAAAGTATAGGGTTTTCTTTTTCAAACCTTTCTTCAATCTCTCTTGCTCTTTGAAGAGATTCTTCATAGTCACGAGCTGTTTCTTCATCAAATAAAGATAACGCCGCTGAAGAAAGTCCAGCAAGAGCTTTTACTTTTAAAGTTCCGGGTGTTTCTCTAAAGCCTTCTAAAAACTCATCAGACGTAGCCTGAACAGCTGCGACAAACTCATCACCCACCCCAAAAAACAAACCATCTAAGACTTTCTGATTAGCTGCCTGATAATTATCAAGAAGAGTGTTTTCTTCATTTACAGCTTCATCAAAGTTATCAAAAAAATTCTGATCTGTTACAATAAGTTCATCATCAAACTGATCAAAAAAGTTCTGGTCTTTTTCAGGAGTTGCTTTGTCAAACTGATCAAAAAAGTTTGTCATACTTTACTCTTGTATAAATTTAGGAAGGTATCCGTATTTTTGTTTGAACTGTTCTGCCTTGCTAGGATCTTTTCTTAAAGCTTCTATCGCTGCTTTAGGAGCAACAGCAGTAGTTTCTTCTACGGCTTCAGGTCTTTCATAAGAAGGAACCAACACTTTTAAACGTCCTTCTTGACGTATCTTATACTCTTCAATTAATTCTTTTTCAGCTGCTATCTCAAAATCTTCTGGTTTTTTTCCGTCTCTAAACACATACCATTTACCTTTATCAGCAGCTTCTTCTAACTCAGCGGCTTTAGCTTCTACCTGAGACTTAGTAGGACGATACGTAGCAATGTCTGCTTCAACTTGTCTTATAGTATTTTTATCAAATCTTTCATCTGCTATTCTGGCAGAGTCTTCTGCAACAGTAGCTCTAAAAGCTCTGTCGTTTATTGCTTGTAGCTGTCCAGCAAGTTTAGCTCGTTGTCCGGCATAGCTATACTCTTTACCTTTTTCTGGTATCTGATTAACAATTGCATCTAAGTCTGCTTTTAAAGCGTTTTTAACAGTGCCGTCAGTTAAGTTATTAATAATAGTTTCAACAGAAGTTACAGGCAGCGGAGCGTCTTTAGAGACTTTCCAAGCTTCAATCTCTTCAACACGCTTTTGTCTTTCTAAATCTTGTAGCTCTGCGTTATCAATTAAAAGTTGATCGTCTACGGGTAAATTTTGTTTAAACAATGCTCTATCTTTTTCGTTCATAGCTGTCCACGCAGCGACTACGTTTTTAGATCTTTCAGCTAATTGACGTTTTTCTTGAGCCGCTCTAGCTTCTTCTAATTGTATTTTTCTAAGTTCTGCTTCTGGCCCTTGTAATTGATTTAGTCTTTGAGTTAGCTTAAACGCTAGATCAGTAGCTTCTGGTGTACCAAGAGCCGCTAACTTTTGAGAAACGGCAGTTATTGTGGCTGGGTCGTTTGATTGCAAAGCAGTGTTAGCTTCAGCAATAACTTGTTGTTGAGCTTGTTGTTGCTGTTGCAAAGCTTGCATCTGAGGACGCATACCTATACCACGCGCAGCAGTAAACAAACCCTCTTGATAAGAAGGCTGTAACAGACCCTGTAAGAATGTTTGTGAAAACTTAGCCATGATTAATCCCTTCCAAAGATATTACCGAACAATCCACCAAGACCGCTACCAACACCTTCTATTATTTCACCTATATTACCAAAACCACCGGGAGAAATAACATCACCTGTCCGCTGATTAATCTGCGGTGTAAACATACCAGCAAGGATGTTAGACCCAATACCGCCTAGCAGGTTAGCACGTGCTTGTTCTGCTAATAATCTAGCTTCAATACCAGACAACGCTGTCTCGCCAAAGAGTCCTGTACCGTACAACTGAGCTTGTTGCTGTAGCTCTGCCATACGCTGTGCTGGTTGCGCTGCTGCCAACAGCTGTGCCTGCGGTAGATAGCTTGCACCAAGGAACTGTTGTCCTAGTCCTGCTTGCTGCATCTGTTCTGCTTGAGCCTGCTGCATAGCGCCTAGCATTGATCGTGTACGTGCTTCTTCTTGAGCAGTCGCCATTGCTAGTTGCTCAGGAGTAGCTCCGCCGTAAGCCGCTGAAGACGTACCTAACCGACCCTGAGCAGCCAAACGCTCTTCTAGTGCTAAACGTTGACGCTCTTCTTCAGGACGCTGTGCTGCTCGCATACGCTCAAATATAGCTTGCTCACGGCTTACTGTAGGTTGCATTGCCTGACCAAAGAAGCCACCTGCACCACCAAACAACTGTTGTTGTAGTGCTTGCTCTTGAGGTGATAACGTCATGCCTACTTCAAGACCGCCTGTAGTGGGTTGTGCGGTAGGTCTTTCTGGTTGAGCAATACCAAACAAATCTGGTAATCGTTCTCTTTGTTGTTGTCTTTCCAACCCCTCATAATACTGTTGAGAGCCGGGAGTAGCGTCGTAATAGTCTTTTAGCTGTCTTCTATATTGCTGAAGAGTGCTGCTTCCAGTCATTTGCCTGCCAGTTATAGGGTCTGTAAATTGAACCATGTCTGCTGTTTGCATCATAGGCTTTTCAGGTCTAGCAGGCATTCCGGGAGGAGGAGCAAACTGAGAAGAAGACGGGGCTTGAAGAAGCTGATCACTTAATCTTGCAAGCAACTCTGGAGAAACGCCTGTTTGTCTATCTAATGGTTGTAATCTTTCACTTGTTATTACAGGCTCTGGCAATAAACCACCTACAGGCTGACCAAGAAGCCCCTGCCTAAACGCCTCCCTTTCATCCATGCCCGGAGGCAACATCATTGAAGGCTGACCTACAGGCTGTGCCATAGGCTGTCCCATACTAGGCTGACCACCCATACGTGTAGTAAACATAGCGCCTGTCGGAGTCGTTACCGTAAATGGCTTGAACTGTGACCCAGCAAGACCACGCTCTGCAAGACCCATTGCTGCTGCTTCAGCTTCACGACCAACATTACTTAGTCTGTCGTAAGCCTCGCTTGTTAACAATGTACCTGCAATGGCAGGAATTGCTGGTGATAAAGCAGAACCTATGTCCTGTATATTCCCAAAAATATCACTAAAAAATCCATTACTCATAGCAGTTTACCTATCAAAGCCATTACGTTAATTTCTTGTAGTGACAGTGGTGAGCCGTCTATCTCTGACTCTAACCCTACCTGCACACTTGTTCCATATCCGGTGGTATTAAGACTACGCTGGTTTGTTAGCTGACCACCTGTAAATTCTACTGTTGTATACTCACTTTCACCGTAAAACCCAGTAATCTGAGTACCTACCGTAAACTCTGTTGTTGCGTATGTTGTGTCGAAGTCATAAGCCCATTTCATAAATACGACTGAGTTGTTTGCACCAACCAGTGTAGGCTTTAGCTTCTTCAAAATCTTAATACGTGCGCTGTCACCAAACGTAAGACTAGGGCTGTAGTATTTAAATCTGTAGCCTTCTCCGTTATCGCTGTAACCAGTGTACGTGCTAATACCGCTAACAGTACCAACATATAACGTACCGTCATCTAAACGCGTGTACGCTGTAAACTTAGTTGACGGCCATCGAGTAACACGGTATGCTCCATTTTCTAACGTGCCTCGTACGTCAAAGCAGTACGTTACGTCCTGACCCGTAAAGGTTAACAAGTAAAAACCTTCTTCAGGACTGTAGACAGATCTAAAGAACTCAGTCTCGTTTTGCAACGCAGCAATAATGTCCTTGGTAATGTTTCCTGACAGACTGCTAATTGGTAGAGACTTTTCTTGTATTGTCCTACCAAAACTCTTAAGTCCGGTGTGTGACAAGAACAACACGTCTGTACCAGTGTACTGCACAGTGTCTCTATCAACACAACCAACACCTGCTACAGTATCTGCAAGGGACATCGTAGCTGGCGCTTCTGCTCCTTGATACGCAACAATGCTGTGCTTACCAAAGATAATCAACAGTCCGTTATGTGCTGCTAACGCTACAATCTCGTCATAGCCATCAGGCCAGACTTTTGAGATGTCAATACTACCACTTGTACCGCCTGACCAGTCGTGACCAATTAACAAATCAGACCAGTAAACGGTAGATTTATCTCCAGTAACGTCTGCTGTCCAGAGCCTTCCATAAGCCGCTAGGACTTCGTTACCGTACATAGCAGACGTGACACCAGCTGCACCAGAAACGCTGCTGAGAGTGATTACAGAGCCTCCTGCGTTGTCATATACAAGAGGTTGAAAACCGCGTTGAAAAAAGTAGATTTTATCATTAAAGTCTACAAGCTTCCAATTGTCTGCAGTGATGGTATAACTACCGGGTGTCTCGTCAACCAGTGTAGTCGTACCACTAATGATCTTATTGTTACCTACAGAAAAGATCTTGGTGTTACCAGCATTGTCCTTGAACTCTTTGATAGCCCGTAACGAGTCAGTACCAAGGACAGTTTTAGTTGTAGTAACAACAGTGTGACCTTTACGTGCAGCAATACGTCCTCGCTTGTCAATTACAGCATTGTCTGCAATCTCAGCAAAAGACGGGTCTTGTGCCAGCGGCGAGTCTTCAGTGTTAACACCTTTAAACGCCGGAGCAACAAGGTTAATGCTACGTAGTTCTTGAGCCATATCAAATAGTCCTAAATACCATCTCTTCAGGATGCTTTGCTGCGTCAATAGCAATAGCGTCAGACAAGTACTGGTTAG